GGAGTTAATTACCCTGGTTTCTACCACAAGGACAACTTGTACGAAGCAGCGAGTATTGCGTTAGACATGAACAGAATCTTCACGATCCATAAGTTCATGACAACGATCAACAAAACGATGTTCAGCTTAGAACGTTTTGTGAATGAATTTCAAGCAAAACTTGCTGCTTGTCTGTAAATTAGTGTTTTGATACCCATTACAGTAGACGGTTCTGTCGCATATTTTTCTTCATCAAAACGTACGTGGTTTTGATCAAAATCCGGTAGCCATGTGCGTGCCGCAGATTGAATGCTATCGAAATACGGGTGCTTCATGGCATCATCTACTTTGTGCCTAGTTTCAGGGTTCATATCTAGAAGATGACTGAGCAAATCAACCCCTTGAGTTTCGAGCTTTCCATGAAAAAAAGAACCAAGACGATTGTGTGAGTTGCAACTCTTCATGATCTCTACACGCGCCTTCTCAGAATAATGATTATGTTGCACGTGCATTTTGGGACACCCTATCATATCCGCTATCACTTGTAGTTGATGTGCCTCATTATCACCCATAAACAAAGCTTGCCCCATGATTATCTCTGCAAAAATACATCCTACGCTCCACATGTCTATCTGTTTCGTATACACGGTGGCGTCTGCATCGCAGCACAGCAGCTCAGGAGCCCGGTACCAACGTGTGCAAACATAGGTTGTCCACATTGTCTCTTGGTGATAGGTATATCCGTCCCGTGCCAACCGCGACAAACCAAAATCACAGAGCTTAACCATGCAATCTTTGTTTATCAACACATTCGCCGGCTTTAGATCTCTATGAAATATGTTCAAATCGTGTAAACATCTCAAGGCGTTGAGCAGTTGAAAAAGAATAAATCTATGATGATCGGTTGTGAAGGTCGCAACGTTCACTTTAATAGCAGCCGACAAGTTCGTATCCATCTTTTCCATTACAAGGTATACCCTGCGAAAATACACCATGCTACGTGGCGTCAACATACAAAATGTCTTGACTATGTTTACGTGATTGAAGAACCTAGAAAAGCGCACCTCACGAAGCGTCCTTTGAACATCACTTATATTGTTGCCCACGTTGTTCAACTGTTTGATGGCCACCAATTTACCTGAAGGACGGTGCTCGGCTGAAAAAACTATACCATAACTACCTTTGCCGAGAACACTCAATAACTTGTAATAACGGTGCTCTAAACAATCAGCAACAAAGGTGTTGATATGTTGCTCCATCTTTTTATTACAAATCTTTTTTTTTTCTTATACCTTGGCGGAGATCCGAGTTTTGGTAAAAGTACAAATCATGTGTCTCACTTCGATCGGCCACGTCACAATAAGTAGCTAAGATTACTATCAAAGGCATATTGAACAAAGTTGCCACATATTTCATGTCGTACAACTGCATATCCATCACCAAACAGTCGCCCAAGGTATTCGCGTGTGCTTTACATTGCTCATAAGATGTGAATGCTACAATGGCATTGCGCGTGTTTGTCATCTGCTTCATGCGAGCAGACTCTTGTCTGTGCACGAATGGAACAGTATATATCTCCCCGTCGTATGACCTTTTTACAGTTATGGGATGCGGTTGATGTCTGCTGATCCCATATATCCGTTGTTTGTCATCCATGTACTTGAAAGAATAATGACGAATTGTGTTGCTCATTTATAACTTAGCTCTTTTTTTTATAGTGCTCGTAATGAAACGTGCACCCCTCTTGCTCGCTATAGTACTCTATAGATTTATTCTTTAAATGATACTTGGTTGAGTCGAAGTCTGGGAAAAACGAATCACAATCGTAGTGTTTATTGATCTTCGTCAGGTAAATCTCAGTCGCCTTGGTGATAAACATCCTGTATATCTCGCTCCCACCTATAATGAAGGCACATTTCGCACCGATCGCGTCAAGAGTTTGGGCGAGGCCAACTTCGTCAGTATATACAGGGTGTAAAACAGGATGTGAACCAGTGGTTTGTGGAAGCGCGTCTGAAAAAGCACTTGGTGTGCGTGTCAGCACGATGTTCGTCCTTCCGGGTAGCACTCTACCGATGGCTTCGAATGTTTTCCGCCCCATTATCACCACATGACCCATCGTAAGTTCTTTGAATTGTTGAAGATCCTCGGGAATGCGCCACGGGAGTTTGTTATCTAAACCAATCCCATTGTCTTCACAACACATTGCGCATATGATTTTGAACTCACACTCGCTCATATGAATTTGATCAAGGTAGCTTCTTATATATTGCGTTAGTATCAGTTTTTTTGGATTGCTTCCATAAATTGTATGCCAACATAAATACAAGCATTTGTTGATTTTTATTCATTTGCTACTAGTGGATATATTTTCTTTGTGTGTACGTGAGTTCACGCAAGACGTCTACGCCCCATTCAATAATGTAATCATCTGGTATGCACATGCCATCGTACTTATGCAATGATACCATGCCAGATGCGTCCATACGCATGTTGACAGAGTGCGTCGTTTCTTGGGCATGTTGATGCTTCAGTTGAACGATGAAGTCTCTGAATGGATTGTAACACTTGTACACGCAAATATGCCAATCTTTGTGCGTCGGAACAATAACGTTCACATGAAACTCAAACACATCATCTTTCATGTTTTTGGTATTCAACACATCGATATACTCAACCATCTCACGTACAATATTGCTTCTAGAGCCGGAAAAAGAACATGTATCGTATCTGTAATTGTCCTCTGATATTGGTTTGAAAATGTCATTGTAATACAGCGCACGCATTGCGCACGAAATGGTTATATCCATCTATCAATGTGATAATACAATACAGTGATAAGAAAAATTGATTATAAAAAGCATAGAGTTCATCATTAGATTGCACATGTGCGACATCCCTACAATGGAAGATTGCTGCTGGATTTGCATGGATGAACAAGATGGTAACGTGCCGAAGCAAGTATGTGGATGCCCGCGAAAAGTGCATCCACAGTGCTTAGCACGATGGCAGCTACAGCAAGCTGGAAAGCAAGAAGAAACCAAGTGCAGATTTTGTGATTCGCAATTGCTTGATTGGAAGGATGCCTTTATACCTGATGATGTGAAACCATACTATGCTTCTACAACAGTTACCATGCGCGTGATATTTGAAGGACGTACTTACTACATCAAAACGACATCTGGAGAAGCTGGTAAGCAAGAGTTTATCAACGCCATCCGACAACTGTGTAATATTGATGATGATGTAGATTTTGATTTGAATTTCAATGTTCGGGAGCCCGTCGTCGATAATGAAATACAACTCTTTGGGCAGGGTGCTTACGATGCAGCTATAAAATGCGGACGCATTGCTGCTGCTATGCATCGAAAACGTGAAACCGCTTTGGAGTCCCAAATGCCTTGCCAATTACTGAAGAATTTGCTGCGTTTAGTGAGACGTTTGATGCGTTTGAGCAGGGTATACCTCAACTAATTTTGATTTTCTTACATGACTGCATTTTGTGCGGTCCAAATAGCCTTGACGTCTGGAAAATCGTATGATCCAGCCATTTTCAACCACTGGCACTGTTCGATCGTAAGCATGCCATCATGTGCAAACATTTCATAACAAACTTGGATTCCAAGGCTTGCAACACCTTGTACATAAGAACACATAGAGGAATGAAACGACATAAAATCTGGGGAGCGCTCATAGTCGCGCAGAAGCATCAGACCCACGGTCAACCACAAGGTCTCAACTTGCTTGCGGAAGACGCTGTAGAATCGCATTGAGATGATACGAGATTCTGTAGTCGCGTACAAAATAGTAGCTTGATTCACTCCGGGATGTCCAGACATGCTCATGAACACGATCTTACGAGCAGATAGAAGGGAAGCCATTGAGATGGGTGTGGGAAGGGAGTCGTAGTATTCAGGGCGAAGGCAAAAGCCTTCGGTAAGGTGATATGAGTTCCATGCATTAAGTATGCTCGATGTGCCTCATCTTGCGCCTAATCCGTTGGTTTTCTGGTTAGGCGTCGGGTTAGGCACGAGGTTAGGCGCATGGTTTCAATATGACGCGTACAAGTCTCATTTAAGGATCATGGCAATCATATTGTGAACACATGTACACATAACATGGCGCAGCCTTGCTCCCAAAAAACCTTGTCGGGCTTGCCTTGCCGCTGTGCCAGCGCACACGTTTATGAGGGACGATTGTTGTGCACGAAGCACCTCCAAAGCGCCAAGGCAGGCGAAGAATGTTGCATATGCTTCATCGAAATGAAAGCAAAGAAGCGCATCAAGCTATGCTGTGGGCACTACTTCCATACAGAGTGCCTCAGTCATTGCGATCGTGCGGTATGTCCCATATGCCGCGCCGACATCAAAGCAGACCAAGCTTACAAGATTTTCGAGCACACCGTCGTCAAACCTACCATGGTCGCTACACTCGCTCTTCCAACAGATGTGCATGGTTATGTTTTCAACGGTATCCACATGATCAACGAAATCGCATCCATGGGCACCTTGCACAGTTCCCTAATACACATGCTCCTCTACAGATTTTCTTCATCGGCAAAATATCTATCAGCCGATATACTGTCCCAGATCTTAGGGATGTTTGAAGGCGCAATAACTCATGCTAAACAATACAACACGATGACCGGATTATCAGTCATTTGTACCCCTGATGGAGCTGTGTGCGCTTCTGAACAAGACTTGTTTGTGTAACACGAGCACCATTTAAGATCGTGGGCAGTATCTGTGACAATGATTGAAACAGTTTTGTTTACCAAGAAGGACTCGTGTGGCTATCCAATTGAAGCATGTTTGTCATTTCAAACTGATGCAGATTACAGTATTGCAGCAACATTATCAATTCGTCTGGCTAGTGAATGGTTGTTTCAAAATGTGTTGCAAGCCGATCTCAATCCAACACCCAAAACCATAAAGTACTTTGATGCCCGTTCAAGATGCTTCAGAACACAACTTATCGGCGACCAAGTAGCGTTGTTCTTGACAAATATTGATAGCGAAGTAAAAACTGATATAAACGGCGCGGAATTATACCTCCGGCAGAGCGTTCACTACTGGCATAACTGGCTGTATGAAGTATTTACTTTGCCCAACAAAATGATCATGGATGAATTACAAAACTTCCCCGGATTTGCTGTTGAAGGCATCCCGGGTGGAAAACTTTACGAAGAGATACGATTACGCAATCAACATCATACGTAAACCTTCTCACCCTTGACGAGGATGTATTTGCCACCGCGTGCGCCAGTGCGGACTACGTATGAATGACCCTTGTACTTTTTGTGAGCTTTCCCACCATCTGCTTGTGATACACGAGGTGTTGGTACGGCGTCGTTAATATTGTTTTCGGCGAAAACTTTCTTCCAAGTCTTGACCTCACCATCCAAACCAACAATATTGAGCACACCGCAGTTGGTGTATAAGAATGGATCCAAAAATGTGCCCTCGGACTTTGTGCGAACTCTGCCGTTAAAACTTGGCTTGCACGCAGGACTATCCAAGAAAAGGAACTGCTTACTGGCCATCGAACCCATGCCCACAAGATGCACTTCCTTGCCATTGTTCCTACGCAAAGTCAAGAACTTCTTCTTGTTCTGCTTAGCAGCGTATGGCATTGCAGAGTTGTTGGGGAGTTCAGGATCATCCATGACCAACTCCGTGTTCCCCTTTACAACGGTGTACATAGAACCACTGCTAAATAGTTCGTTGTCAAATGACGTGAATGCGTTTTCAGGTAGGCGGCTATCGGCGCTGAAGCGAATAGAGTAAGATGGACTGGACATTTTGTTTTATATTATATGACAACAATTTTTGCTAGCTCAAAACGTCATTTTGCATTACAAACCACATTTTTTGTGCAACATGGTTTCTTGTGACATATCATCGGGAAACTTGGTGCCCAAAGCCTCAGCCATCAGATTCTTTTTGATCCGATACTTTGCGATTGCGTCCTTGGTTGTCTTCACATCTGAAATCATTCGCTTAATAGTTTCGTAATCTTCGGCGAGAGCTTTGCGCATCTTGGCACGTTCGGCTTTGTCGGCAACTTTTTTGATGGCTGCTAGCTTCACCTTTCTGTCTTTGGTTGCAAACTTAATGTGCCTAGTTACCGTGAAGACTTTATTTAGGTCTTCGTTGATCTTTGTAGTTATTGCTTTGATCTCTGCCTTAGTCTCTTCGTTCTTGTTCTTCACATCACTTATCATCTCATCAATTTCGACCGTGTTGTCTACGTATTTTCGCTGAGCTGCTTCTTTGGCAGCGGCAAATGTAGCGTTGGCAATAGATACACAAGCTTTCACACCTTCCTTAGGCGCATTGGAGCAAGCCTTCAGCGCAGCAGTCTTCCCCTTTGTTGCTGCGCTCTTAGCGTCCCTAATGCTCGCCATATCTGCTTTGTAACTCGCAGCCACGTCAGCTTTGCACGTCTTGCGTGCGTCTCCGCTGAATTTGTCCATGCATTCTGCGTTGCCTGTTGCTTTCTTCGTAGCTGCTTGCTGTAGCCTTGCATTTATGTTACCCATACGTGTTGTAAAATCTGCTTCAACGGCATTGCGGCACGATTCAATGTCGACATCATGATCAACACTACTACATTTGGCTATTTGTTCGTCCTTTTCAACGTTTGCTTTGATGACGTCTTGTTGTCGTTCAGCGCGTAAAGCAACTTTCTTGTTATTCAACGATTTCATCTCAGCAACGTACTTATTGCCTTTGTCAGCTTTGTTACGTACGATCTTTTCACTCAAAGGCACGAATACGTCATTCATCACGGGATATGCAAAGTTTCGCGCGTCAGACGACCTATTCAAATATGAAATGTACCCACTCATGTCATCCATATATTGTACCTTGCCCTTTGCAGTAAAGAAGCCTTGGTCGTCCAAGTATGCCTTTGAAAATTCTGAAAACTCACGAGGGAGTTGAGCCGCCTCTGGTCGCAGCAGGTTCATTAGGTTGATCATCTCCATTCCATCTTGTGTGTATGGTGTCGCCGTCATGAGCAACAACCTCACACTGTTGTCACCTGATGTTTTGTATGAGTTTTGGATCATTTCTTCTAATATGTCCATTCTTGGTTTTTCGTTGCCGACCACATTTGGAGCATACAACTTGTGGGCTTCGTCTATAATGACAAGAGTGCGCTTGAGTGGGTCTGTTACACAGTTGCGACACACCATGTCCTCGTATATCTTGTTTTTCTTTAGCAACATATTGCTGAACTGCTTGTACGATATAGGCTCGACCCAGTTCCTAGACATATACTTCATCGGCCCAGCAATCTTGTGTGGCAACTTTAGAGCACCATTGTTGATCTTCTCGCGCAACGTCAAATTGCACACCTGTCCAAACATATTCTTCCAAATATCACTTTTGAGGGAGTGTCTAGTCACCCACAAGATAGTGTAACCTTCCTTGTCAAAGGACGTTGTTGCTGTGGCAATCGCTGTGCACGTCTTGCCCGTGCCCACTGCATGATACAACAGCATACCTTTGTAAGCACTGGCAGGCTGGAAGTAGTGCCTTACAAAGTCTTGTGTAGGTGAAAACTCTATCAAGTCACCATTACCTCCCACAGCTGGTAGGCATCCATTTTTCATAGCCACGCGTGGATACGCAAACTGTTTGAACCCAGTTTGGATGTACCGCTGCATTGCTTTGAGTTTCATGACCTTTGGTGGTGGCACGGGCATTTTCTTCAACGCGCCCCCATCGAAAAGAGGCGGTGGATGATTTATCTTGAATGTGTGTATGTTGGTCGTCAATTGGTTGTCGACCGCTGCCAATGCAGACAGGTTATCTAACTCGGCTGCAAATACGACGCGCTTCATGTCGATGTCCGTATAACGTAGATACAACTCCATGAGCTGTTTAGCGTCAAATACCTTTTCCATGCGCTCGTTGAAACTCAGTTCATACCTGTATACGTGAAGCGGCCAACCAAACTGCGGATGAAACATAAGACCCTTCTGTCCACAAAACCGCGTTCCACGTCCGATAGCCTGGCGTTCATCGGCAGGTACAGTCAAAGGTTCAAACAAATGGACGTATTTCACATCGAACAAATCAATACCCTCTTTAAACGCTTCAGATAAGATAATAAAACGTACATTTTCACCATGTACGTTTTCGGGACGCTGATTGTACATTTCCAATGTTTGTTTCTTAAAGTGCGCATTCATAGGGGAGTCAAACATTGTTTTGCTAGTCAAAACAGCAAAGTTGTTCCATTTCGTCTGTTGCAGTGTTTCTAATGGGTGATGCCTCAATCCCGACTTTGTACCATGAAAGATTGGGGTGAACCCTTTAGCCACGAATGCGGAAGCGATGATCTTGGTGGAGTGTGAGCTACTTCCCACATCAGTGAATATCATGTGTTTGTGAAGTTTACCTTCGTGCTTCATGTCATGCGCATCTAGTTTGGCTATATTTTCAAACAATGCCTTGAGTTTTGGCGATGCCTCATTCATTTGAGCCTCTACTACCTCAGGAATGAATGCTCCACGATCCATCATATGGACAGATTTAACTTCACTCCAGTTTGCTACTTGTCGTATACAATTGGCGATTTTCGTTTTGTCGTTTTGTGGTTCATCTTGATCTTCAGGTGAGAGAGGGGAGCGGGGAGAAGCACGTTGAGCGCGAGGAGCATTTGGAAGAGGGGACTCTAGCTTTGCCTTGTTCTTTTTCAACACACGACGAATGTCGCTGATGTTCTCCAGAGGTGCGGCTTTGACGAGATCATCAAATACTCTACTGACAAAGATGTTGGTGTTCTTGTATGCTGCCGAAGCACGTCGTATGGTTTGTGGAAGCTTATCTGGATGGTAATTAAGCAGAATTTGTTTCTTACCCATTGGCTCACCTGTGAACTTGCTCTCATAGTAATCGAGAAACTCCCGAAAAGTCAGGTTCTGAACGGGTGACTTCATTGTATATCATAATTAGGACAAATTTTTTCATTTGTAAGTGGGGTATATAAAAAACTGAAATGTCCTATCAAATATTGCCAACAACATTCACAATCACATACAATGTCCAATATGTCCAACATGTACGACCCTGCTTACGACTTCGAGGTGGCTATGCCTGAGCGGAAGACTATCCACGATGTGATGACTGTTGGCATGGCTGTTCACTGTTCAAAGTCCAGCAAGAACCATAAGCTCACAGTTCGCACGCACAAGCGCGACAAGACGAAGACTTTGGAGAAGAAGACGGCCACCAAGGAGCGCAACTTTGATCGCCGAACATAAAAAATTGATGAATCACACGATTAACGACGACATGTAACCACGAATAATGCCTCACCCGATGATGACCCGTTTCAAGTTGCGACAAATGATGCTATCAATCATGCAAATCAATCCCAAAAAAAGAATACAACGTACTTGCGACGATGAACGACCTACAAAAAGTAGGTGCTTTCATTACGACTCAGATGATGATATGGACTGCAGCTAGATTTGTACTTTTCTTAGCAAGTTTCAACAATGTCTCATGGATATGTACGAAACAGATTAGTTTCGCGTGTTTATACTCATATCAGTATAAAATTCCACTCTTCGAGTCTCAAATTGTTTTTCCAGTGGTACAATAATTTCTGCTTTTTTTCCAAAAGTCTGATTTTTTTATTTGCATGCATTTTGAGTTGTATACCACCCTTTTGTAGAAATGGTAACTCAAAATTACCATTTCTACCAAACTGGACCAATTGTAGAAATGGTAATTCGAGGCATTTCTTCCTATCAAAATAGTTACCATTTCTACAAAAGGGTGGTATACAACTCTCAAAGTAGGTTCAAGAAATTTTCAGACTTTTCCAGAAAAAGCAGATTTCTACTAAACTTACAAATATATTCTCAATTTCTACAGAACATACAATATTACAGTGTACACAGACGTTCACATCGATGTCTACATTTCCCCTAAGTCGAAAAATAATTCAAGAATCCTATAGAGATTACGAAACACACTGTATTTCAGTGTATGTGGGCAGTTGATAGGAAACATAGACGTTTACAAGATGTCTAGATTTTTCCTAAGTCGAAAAATAATTCAAGAATCCTATGGAGATTACAATACACACTGAGTCGCAATGCTATCTGGACTTTTCATTTTCAAGTGACTCTCAGAGTATACCACACCAAATCAACTTCGTTACACACCAAAGAAATTGATCCGTTGAAAGTATATAGATATTTGTCACACCCGAATTAGTAAAAGAATACTTCTAATCATAGCCATAGCTGCCGCCGTAGCCGCCGTAGCCGCCATAGCCGCCATAGCCGCCATAATCACCGTAATATCCATATCCGCCACCATCATATTGGGTTGTGTGTTGAGTTGCTGGCTCAAGCAGTATTTTTGAAAATGGTCCCTCCACTTCATCTAATTCGGCGCTCCAATTTGTGTCTAGCTGGTGTTGAAATTCTCTCCAAAGGATGCACGCAATATTTCCGTTGCATTCGTCCGACTTTTTAATGGTGCCACATTCAACATAATGCGTCAACTGTGGACATGCTTCATGCTCATCGACAGACTTTTTGATGATAAATCTCTCTTGCATTTGCAGACCATTTTCACAAGCGCCTATATCATGCCAATTCGATACAATACAAGGCACTCTGGGAAGGTAGTCAAATGCGCGTGAGTGTGCTACTTGCATATGCAGCAGCACCACTATGGCTGTAAGGAAATCCATGGTGAATGTAGTTGAATACTAGATAAAAGCTTTCAAATTTTTATATGCTTGGAATCAATTGCATTCAAGTAGTTGAAACTACCAAAAATTATTACTTCTTCAAATACACTTTATCACTGTGATTGCACCCATATTTGTTTGCATGATGCGATACGAACCAATCAAACTAAAAAAAATATAAGGACAAAGTACATTGTCTGTTTATGACGTTATATGAATGCCCAAGGTGCCACCATGTAGCCCAATCCAAACGCCATTATTCCAAGCATCTCAACCGCAAAAGACCATGTCTAGCTTTGTATTGTGATGAACCACCGGGCATGTTGTTAGAAGCCTTGCAACAAGAATACAAAGAGAAGCCATTTGCTTGTGATAGATGCGAGTGCCGGTTTGCGCACGCTGCAGGGTTATCACGTCATAAATCCACGCATAAGAAGACAGATGAACTGGCGAACAATGTAGTGCATGCAGTCCACAACAACTGTCACAATGCTGACAATTCTTACAATACGACGACCAACAGCAATAATGTCAACAACAGTCATAACGCAGTAACGATAGAGAACCTCACTCAGAATATACATATACATATCAATCCAATGGGTGCAGAAGACTTGTGGCATATTGAAAATGATCAAGCTTTTTTAACCAAATGCCTCCAGAACATTCTTGCCGATGGCATTCCCAATCTAGTCGAAAAAATTTACATGGATCCAGAAATGCCACAAAATCACAATATTAAATTGCAACGTGAAAAGCCCCCAGGAACGATGATGGTATATATTAAGCAAGGCGAGGGTGACATGAAATGGGTCCCTAGAGACTTGAATACCACGTTGGACACAATGATTGAAAAGGGTTCAAACATACTGATCATGCATAACAACAGTGTATATCGTATCACAAAAGACCACGAAACGTTTGATCATAGGTCAAACAACATAAGCCATGTAAGGGCTAAAAAAAGAGGAGTTTACGGCAAAATTAGGCAAGGTGTGTTGTGTAAAGTTAAGGAGAAGCGAGATAGCGACGCGCAGTGCGAATGATTATACTATGAATCCATACGTTTTCGCGGTCTTGACACAATCAGACATAAAGTCTTTATCAGACTTGATAAAGTCATTTTGAAATTTTTTCTGTATGACATACTTGACCATCTCACAAAGTCTATCATAAGATGATGTAAGTTGTACGATTTTGTTGTCCATGATGTTGAACAGCATGTACTTGTACTTCAGATCATCGCTGGCTGGCTCGGTCGCTTCGAGATTGAATGCTCGCATCAATGACAATATTCTGTCATTATTTCCACTACCTTGAATAGAGCACGAGAAGTCCTTTTCTGCGTGGATGGTGTTTCGATGACGCGTTTCGACTAAGTAGGCATATAATGCGAGTTGGATCACATGCTCATTTGTGAGTTTGTTGACGCATTTGAACTCCCAAACGGTATCTTGGTCTAGGCAGTCTATACACCCAATGAGTTCGACATCAAATAGAATAGAACGGTCGCTGTGTGTATACGCCAGTTCAAACTTGGAGTTACGGGAGATATGTGATTGGAGTCGTTCGATAGCTTTTTGTAACTCTTCTTTACTCAACCAATCATATTGCTGGATTTGAGCCAGCTTGTATGTATAGCCACTGCGCCGGCTACAATACTCATTGGTCATCTTGAGAAGACTAGGAATGTCGTTGATGTCAGTGCTTGTGATGTTGCTGCATTCACTCGTCGCATCACTATCATCTGAGTCATCGATAAATTTATAGCTTGGGGGTTTGTCGAATAGAACGCATGTGCCTTGGTACATGTATTGGAGATACGCAGGAATGACCGTTCCATTCAACTCTGCTACACTTTCCACCAAGGTCCCTTGTTGAGTCTTCACAGGGATATCAAGAACCGTATCTTTGTCTTGTATGAGTTCCAAATCCACGTAGTCTCTAGCACTCAACATCACATCCGCAGGCAGAAATTTGGTGATTTCTGTAACGCTCTTCTTCTTCAGAGGCATGGTACCGTTCTTACGCTGAACGCGGACCGTCCTATGAGAACATACGTTTGCGTAATGTTGTAACTGGTGTCTCCCAAGGAATGGTAGATACGCGTTGGCGTAATGATGGAATACGGTCAGGCATTCTCTTGCTCGCGTGATTGCTACATATATGGCATTAGGACATATCGTAGTTGGCGCATGCTTATCGATACCACTCATATAGAACTCATCGAAGCAATACACCAGCACAACCTTCCGCTCACAGCCCTTCGATTGATGAAAAGTGGAGAACACGATCTTGCCTTTGATGACCTCCTCGTCCAATTTCTCTTCATCTGTATTGGGTACAAAGACTGGCACTCCCAACTCCGTCAGTTTGTTTGCTAGTACCCTTGCAGGTGTCTGACTGGCTTTGAGCGAAGGGGCTAAAACGAATATGTCTTCAGAGTTGTACTTGCGCAGATATCTTTGAATCTCTTCCAAGGGAACCGGATCGTCTGGCTCTTGGTAGCGCCTCATGTATGGAGTCCGTGCGTTTGATTTGGGTTTGGGAGCTCCATCACAAAATGTGTCACATATTACGTAGCGCACCACTGGTCCGTGTTTGACTGCCTTCATGCGTTCATCTTGCAGCACACAATGATTGATGAAACCAGCCATCTCGTGGGTGATCCGATAACTTGTGGGCAAACGCAATTGCTTCCAAGGCACTTTGTTGAAAGCAAATATAGTATCGGCCTTGGTGATGTAACGTTCGTCGGCACCATTGAATTTGTATATACTCTGGAACTTGTCTCCGATGACACACACTCTGTAGTCACCATCGTTGTTGAAAAGCACTGTACACACTAGTGTATAGTATAAACTGGTCATATCTTGTGCCTCATCTATAACGACGACATCGTAGTTGAACTGTTTTTTCGGAAGACCAGCCTTCAAAAACTTGATGATGCCATCGTCAGTAGTGCAGCGCTTGTCATAATGTTTATAACAGAACGAATGGTAACTGTGCACTTCCATGTTTTTGATATCGTTTTGCACAGCTTTTTGTCGCGTCTCGGATTTGAGCCGGGCATTGTACGTGATCAGCAAGATGGACTTTTGCGGATATTGTTTTGCTATGTGAAGCACCGTCGTGGTTTTCCCGCTGCCGGCCACAGAGTCTACGACAACGTTGTGCGTATCGACCGCATCCACCACTCTTTGTTGCTCTTGTGATGCTTCCGGTAGCATGATGTGTATTGTTTGATGTCTGGCTACGGTTCTTTATGTGGTTGATTTCAATTTTTACAGCACATAAACAGTGGACATCCTACTATTGTATGGCACTCATGCATCCCTTTTTTAGGTTTGAGTCGACTGATATTCTGCTGTATAACAAACTTGGATCAAACCTTGGGCAAAAATTGTTCGACCAGTACGGTCCATTGTCCGATTTTGACTGTGTGTATCAATGTAAAGAGACTGGTAGTCAATGTGTGTTCATGTTGGATGGCACTATCGAAGGCGTGATGTATGTAACTGTCCGCGGCCACGACTGCAATGCCACCGAAATCAAGGCTTGTTTCGAGGAGATCATACGCATTTGTACACCTACAAGACTGATTGTAGAGTGTCCCGATGAACGCTACGGTCAACAAATACTTTACGAAGGGTTAGCAAAACACTTGTCTAACTGGACGCTTTACGACTTGGTTGAATTTGGCGATAATCATCACGCAGCGCGCTATATATTGCTGCCTGATGAAGATAGGACGTTTTATGGTGTGCCATGCACGATGCAAGCTGTATCTTGTTTCGGCACCGTGAAGGTAATCTCTGACGTAATTCATCGAGTGTGGGTGCGTCACGAACCCGACTACTATGAAATGGAAATATCACCACCTGTGTTCAATATAGTAAAAGCTGGGCAGACGCGAATGTCTTTCGACTTTGCACTCGTAGCAACTGAACGAATATGTCCGTGGGTCGCTCACGTCATACCAAACATTAACATGTCTTGTGTGTCCATTAAATTGGAAGACTATAAACCATCAACAGAAACATTCACCTTGGACGAAAAAACAAAGTTGAGGATGTGTTGGGGCTTTAGAATCGGCAAAATCGCCGTCGCACCAGAATATGCGCATGCCTCCTCTTTCTGCGATGACCACCGGAAAACGTTACAAGTATGTAAGTACTTTGAAATCAAGCAACATCATTGCGCGCACCTTATCCAAAGACAATGGCGCGTATGTATGAGCGACCCCAACTATCACGCATGCAAGATGCGACTCATGCGAGAAATAAAAGAGTTTAACGTGAATTGACATAAGACTACCTCACCAAAAAATGCAATAGCACGATGCTTTTATCACGCAGAATGCTCTTTACGACTCTTGCTATACCAACACCCTATACCAACACAGACTTGAAGTACGTCAAACTACCTATACGAGGTAAACCATGCGTATCCGCAGATGTGCGTGATGAATGGAAAGAATCTGCTCGTATATTTAGTATCAGAGCAAACGTGATGAATGGAGCCCAAAAGTTCTATATGGGCTTATGGAAAGATGATAACATGTCTCAAGAGACCTTCGCGAGTTTCGTCACCGTCCGCGAGATCGCAAACATATACACTGAATACCAACCAATCGTGGACATGATGCGCAGTGATGCGGCGTACTTTATGAATATGTCGGACTGTCTGTCGGCGTAGTCTATTCATCAATCAAAGAAAACCCATAAGTTGTTTGGAAGTCTTTCACAAACGCTGATATCTTCTTTATATTTTGCTCTACATACTTGATATACTTTTTGTTCGTTCGTGTCAATTGTCGCAAATACTTGAGCAAGGTCGTGCAAATGAACCCCATCATGACTATCCGGTACATCATGGAGTCCTCGTTATTGACTCGCGTCAAGTTTTGAGGTTTTACTACATAAGTTCTTTTGATGGCTTTGGCGAACGATGCTCTATGAAGCTTCGCACCGCCTTGTATCCATTGGTCTAAAAAATAGAGTGAGTAAATGTAGCAGTACTCGGCATTGATAACATATTGTGAGCAATGGAACTCATCCGCACTCTTGTGGAAACAATACTTGTTTAGGTTGATGAATTCGATTTGTTGCGGAAAACGATGTGCTTGTAGTGCGGTCTCTGCAAAATTGAAGGATTTGTTACCTTTCTTGAAGTCCAGTGGGTCATAAAATGCAAATTTGTAGGCGTCCTTTGAAGCAACCTTCCAAACGATGAACGCACACGCATGAGCAGATCCAGCATGCTCATTAGTTTGCACACAAACGCCTACCACCGGAACTTTTGACCCGCACTCGGAGACGTAATCCAAAAGTTCTTCTATTTTTTCACTATCTTCATCGTCTTCGTAGTCCATGAAGGCGTCCATGGTGGAATGAACATATAAATACTTATCATATACGCGAACACCATGGGGGACGTCCAACGTTTTGGCTATAGATGGTATGACGCCATTTTGATTAGCATCCGTCATAATATCAACGGGTGCAATATCGGCAATAATGCTGGACAGGTGACTGAAGCTATTGGTTCCTACGACTTTGTTGTATGTGATTCTACCTGATGATGGACTGTGATACCCTGGTAGAGCTTGATTTTCCATCAAAAGTTTCACGCGTTTGACAAGAGCCTTGTTTGATACCATTGTTTTAACAATTGTGTAGGAAAATTATGCCAAATATTCGGGCATTTTACGATGGTTATTGCGATCATTTTGGTGGGTATTATTGTTGGTTTTCGGATTTTTTTTGAAAAGTGACCGGAAGAAAAAAAAATTGAAAATTCCGGAATTTCTTTTTCCTATCAATTTTTAAACGCACTATCAATTTTTAAATTTTCGCTTCCATTTCCCGCGCACAATGTCGTATGTCAAAGCCATCATCAAG